ACGCAATCAGGCATAACTTCAGCAAGTTCGTGCGCTATAAAACCTTGTCCATCAGAACCGTCAAATTTCCATGTATAAGTACATGGTTTGAGTGCAGCGACCTTTGCTAAAGCGCCAGTCATTGGCTGGATGTTTTCTTTCAGGCGATAGTCGGAGGACGTATTAAAAGCTGTTGATGTGCCTGACTGGTAAATGCTCCCATACAAATTACCAGAACGATAAATTAGTAATGGGTAATAGTCGGCAGTAAATTTAGTTTCCATTGCAGCGCCGCTATTAGCAGTGACGCTGAACTTAACGTCTCCATTTTGCTTGGATGTGCTATTTACGATTAACGTACCGCTGGAGTCGATACGGGCGCGTTCGGTGTTTCTATCATTGTAGAAAATTAAATTACCACTGCTGGTTGTTTCTATTTTTGATGACCAAGCGCCTGTAGCAACAAGCGTAATAGCGGCGGCTGTTGTTTCCTGAACATGAAGTCTGCTTAAAGGCGAACTCGTCCCAATCCCCACGTTGCCGCTGGAATTCGCATAGATCATCGTCCCGTCATCAGCCGGAACCGTAATCGTCTTGTCAGTCGCTGTATTCGCAGCAGAGAGCGTTACGCCGCCGCCGCTGGCTGTGTTTAGTTTAATCGGCATTGATAGCTCCTAACTGTTCCTCTGTCGGTCTTGCCAGTGTCGGGTGATCCCACTTCGCTATGTAATCGCCACGACCATCACTGTCGTTTTGCAGGGTGATGACGGTCAGGAAGTCTGCGTCTTGCAGTTCAGGGTATAGGGTTATGATTTTTTCGTAGAGTGTCATCATGCAGCCTTCACCAATGCGCCTGTAAACCATGTTGTTGTTGCTGCCGCTTGCGTACTCCATGTAGAGCCATAATTGTGGTACAGGTAAATTTCAACGTAATCTGTAGTTCCATTCAAATACACAAGCGCGGATACAGTGAGAAAATTCTGGATAGTAGTATAAGCAGGTGAACAAGAACCTATAGCGTACTGCCCTCCGCTTCGCCAAATTGCCGCAAGTGCGGTTTGTGTTGCGGTTCCAGCAGCCATTGAACAGGCGGCAGAAATTTGGTAATACCCAGCAACAGTAGGCGTAAAACGATTGTTTGTTGTATCGTATGCACCAGCCGTGTCATAGACTTCGTTATCAAAAATAATCTTTGTATTTGCGCCGTTTGTGCAAGACTGGTTTGTTGAGCCGTTTGCATAGAACGCTGGCCCAGTCCCCGCCACACCCGTAGCAATTTCAGCCTGAGTAATCGTCGCATCAGGCAACCCACCAGCAGCAAGCCCCGTGATACTGCCATCACCAGATAAAGTCATTGTCATATCTTATTCCTTCTAAACAATCGTCCACACTTGGCCGGAAGGCACTGTCACTGTGATGCCACTATCAATAGAAATCGGCCCGAATGAGCCAGCGTTCTTGCCCGTCGATAGCGTGTAGTTCGTTGTCACCGTCTGACCGTTCTCAATGAAGATGTCATCAGAGCCACCACCCGTAGCACCACCGCCAACGCTACCCCAAGCAGAGCCGTTATAGCCCTCAAACTTAGACAAACTAGAGTTAAAGCGGAAATAACCAGTGGCAGGGCTACCGTCCCTCTCACCAGTTGTACCAGCCGTAATCATTACCGAACCAGTCGTAGTCGTAAATCCGACAGCAGAAAGGTTTGTACGAGCATTAGCAGCAGTGGATGCACCTGTACCACCGTCAGCAACCGCCAGATCGGTAATGCCATTAATTGAGCCACCTGTAATGCTTACGTTACTAGCATCTTGTGTGGCAATCGTGCCAAGGCCAAGGTTTGTTCGAGCGCCAGACGCATCAGAAGCGCCCGTACCGCCATCAGCAACAGCTAAATCCGTGATGCCAGTAATTGAGCCACCAGAGATAGTTGCGCTAGAAATGGTAGCGCTGGAAATGTTAGCGTTTGTGTAAGTTACCGTAGTGCCGGACAAGTCCGTAATCACTAGGCTTGCAACTGTATTGCCTGACTGAATCTTGTCTGTGTTTAGGTTCGTAAAGTTTGCGTCCACCTCAGTATGAGTAAGCGCACTACCTTTACCAGCCCGTGTGACGATGGTGGACATTGTTTACCCCTTAACTCAAGGTCACTGAGAGCGAACCAATAGCAATCTTAAAGATGTCACCTGTATCAATCGTCTTAGACGTATCCAACGCAGTGTGATACATCAGGTTGCCGCTAGTAGCAGCATCCAGAATACCGATATAAGCCACTGTTCCCCATGAGGCTGTGGCTTGTGGGAATTCAACCGCAGTATCGTTGGTAGAAGCTCCATTGCTGGGCGCACCAAAAGTAACAGCAGTGCGAGCATAAGAGCCACCAGAAACCTCAGTGCCGGTATTCGCATCAGTCGGGTCAGATGTATACAGACCGACATAGATCGTTGTAGGGCTTGTATAGCTCGTATTACGCAACGTGGCGTTAATCAGAGCGTCTTCCAGATAATTCGACATTTCTGCCATGATTTACCTCACGTTATAAGACATTGCCATAGGCTGACCACTGTATTCACTAGATTGGTCAGCAGTAGATATAGAAGCCACAGAACGGTCATATAGAGATGCCCAGACCTGCAACCTAGCATCGTTCATCAGATACGGTTCAGCCTCAGCCAAAGCCGCATACAGCAGCGCATCAGGGCAGTTAGCCAAGAAGACATTGCTTGCATTGGTGTCACTCAGGAGAGGAGGCTTTGCGTAGTACAGCATCTGAGCCTGATAAGCCGCATCAGGGATAGGCGCGAACTGGATCTCTGAAGCCAAGACCGTGTAAGTACGTGGGATACCTGCTTCAGTAGCCCGTGTGCTTTGATAGAAAGTATTAGGAGACTCATACGATACCGAGCTAAGCGGAGTCGTATTAAAGTGGATGTCCCGCATCTCAAGGAAGTCAGTAGGTAGTCCCACCGTGGGATCACCGCCCGTAGTATTAGCAGTAGCTACCACCAGCATCTGACGGATTCTCAGGTCTCTACGCAACCGTTCCTCAGCCAGACGGATAAAGTCAGGGATTACTGAGGTCAGATCGCTACGAGCTAGGTAGCTGGCTATCGTAGTCTTTAGTTCACTATAGCTCGTCAAGGCCATGACTATTTCCCGTTGTTATGCGCCTCAATAGCGCCTTCTTCTACATCTTCCCATCGATACTCATACGTACCAATGTGACCGATATGCTTGGAAAGGCTGTGATCTACATGAGTCTGGAACCCGGCATCCAAGGCTTTGATGCAGAAATGCACATCCTCGCCAATGATCCCCTTTGATCCCCAACCCACGTCAAACCACGGTTTAGGCACTTTCTCAAACACTTCCTTGCGAATCATCACCACACCAAAACCAACCGCTGTGACAGGCTCTATTCCTTCCTTGCCCATCGAATCAACCTTGTGCCAAGCGTGACGGATAATATTGCCCTCGTCATCCTTCTCTAGCTCAAGGTTTAAAGCAGTCGGTAGCGTAGGCTTACGTCTCGTTACCGCATTGACCCCAACTATCGGAACCTCACGACTTAACAAAATGTCAATCGTGTCACTAGGAAACCGCATATCTGAGTCAATGAACAGAACCGCATCACATCCTTCTTTGAGAGCAGCATCTACTAGCTTCTCCCTCTGATCGAATATCAGCGTTCCTGCCATCGTGTACAGCTTTAGGCCGTTACCATCTTGAGAACACCTATGCTTAGAATCCCTGCCGACCATCTTGGCAAAGTCAAATGCAAAAGCCGTGTGAACCTCGTCCCTTGCTGGTACGCATACGCCTACAATCATTAGTTCCCCTTAGAGATAGTTCCGCGATAAGTCTTCCAAACAGCATTATCAGGATTATTAAGCCAACTGGCAAACGCTGCGTCATCCACAATGCTAAAGCCCTTCATGATGCCGATCTTGTTCAAGTCATCAATGACCGTGAACGGGATTCTGGCTACATGGTGCAGGTCTTTAAGATGCCCAGTCCTCTGCTTGTCGAACTCTAATTGAGCCTTGTTAGCCTCAATGATCTCCGATACATCCTGTTTAGTCTCGATGACGATACCGCCATCACCGTCCGCGTGTACTACTGAATCTCTAAAGTCTGTCATAAATCCTCGTAGAAAAGCCCCCAACCATAAGGTCAGGGGCTATTTCAATTACAGCGACATATCAAGGTCAGCAACGATACCGTGAGCAGCCTCGTTTTTTATCTCTAAAGTACACTCGACGAGCACTTGGGTCTTATCGGAGTCACCTGCCTTAGCCAGTTCGTTAGTCTGGAACGGACGCAGGTAAGCGATAGCTGCGTACTCAGGATCAAGGATCAGAGCATCGCGGGTACGCATGAATCTATTAGGTACAACCGACAGATTCCCGAAGTCGCTAACATAAATGTCGGCCGCGCCAATAATTGTAGAAGGTGCAGCGCCAGTCACGTTGAAACGCTGTGCAGCGATACCAGCGAACGACGAAACCTTCTGCTTACCAGTTGCGCCAACCATCAGCACTTTAGGCGAACCACCGGAAACGAACACCTCAGCCACGACTTCTTTCAGCAGGGCTTCAGTGAAAGTACGGGTGTTACCGTCAGTACGGGTCGAAACACCGATAGTCGTAGGATCGCCACCGTTGGTCTGAGCCGACGAGTTAGTCTTGATCCACGACAGCAGCGAACCCATCTTACGAGCGTTAGAACCGTCACCAGCCGAACGACCTTGGTTCGACAGCAGGATGGTTTCCAGATCGCGCTTGATCTCTTGCGAAGCCTTAGCCAGTTGATAAGCCTTCTCAGACTTACGACCAGCCTTGTTCACTGTGTCCAGAGTGCCGGAGACTTTGATAGTCTTTTGCAGAATCTGGGTGTAGTTACCAAGACGAACAGTCGGAGACAGGGTAGCGTCCGAAGCATCAGCACCTTCAACAGCAGCGTTAGCGGTAGTAGCGGCTGCAAGGGTGTCGGTCTGCCACTCGTGGTAAACAGCCGTAGCTTTCGTCTTGCCAATCGAAGACATGAAAGGAGTCTCGGTTGGGCTGATGTCATAGATTACATCGGTGAGGTCTTCGCGCTGACCAATTGCGCTGTGTGCGGTATAAGTTGCCATGATCTAATTTCCTATAAGAATCGTTCAAATACACTTGCTGCATCTGCCACCCGACCGGATGACTTCGCTCGCGCTTTAAGTTTCTTCAGTTCCTCGCTATTACTGTCTCGTGGCTTAGAAACACCGGGCTTAATCGCCTTAGGAGCCTCTTGCACACGCTTGTTAACAGCAGGCTTGCTTGACTGTAGCTTGTCGTACTGCATAGCCTTAAACAGCGTCAGAACTGCTCGGGAATCGAACACATTAGCCAATTCCTCATCAGAGAATCCCATCTGCTTACCGTAAGTCCGAATATCCTTTCGGATTGATTCGCCCTTAGACGGGTCAGCAAACTCAGGTATCGCAGCGACTAGCTTCTCAGACTCAGCAGCAACCATCTGCCGCATCTGCTGTTGCCTGTCATATTCCTGCTGTTGCGAGATTCTCTCCCGTTCAGCACGAACCTGCGCTAACTGCTTCT